CCATATCATTAGTTGGTCAAATGAAGGTGACACCGTTTTAGATTGTTTTATGGGTAGCGGAACAACGGGCAAAATGGCTCTGATTAACAATCGTAAATTTATCGGCATTGAAAAAGATGCAGAGTATTTTGATATTGGTAGTAAACGTATTTTGGAGAGTAACAAAGATGAATGAAGTAGACGAAACAATTATTTGGGTTGGTAGTATTAAATGGAAGCTACAAGAGTTTGTTGTAGAGGTGGAATTAGAGAAACAAGGTGGTTGTACTTATGTGAACGAAATTCGTAATCTTTATTGGAATGACAAAGCTACAAATTCTAGCAAAGAAATTATTGCTTTATTCGTTGACATAGTCCCTGATAAACAGTATGATGAGCTAACCGCAGCAATAGTAGCTGCTTACTTAGACAGTAAACAAAAAGGTGAAATGTAAAATGATTATCATACAAATGTTAGCTTTATTAGCTGGCCTGTTAGCAACCTACTTCTTCTTTAGCGACATCTTCAAACTTACATTCTTTTGTTCTAGTGGAATGTACCAAGAGACACTAAAAGATTTGTTGTTTAGCTTTGTGATTATTGTAATATGTGCAAGTATTACAGGAGTTATTCAGCTTAACTTGTTAAGTACAGGGATGTTGTGATGTTAGCTCAACATTTAACAGAATACTTTGAAGAATGTCCTCATTGTGAGCGTGATGGCCTCAAACGTAGTCACGCAAGCTTGTATGAAATTAACGGTGTATTACACATCTGCAAATCAGAACCCTCTTGGAATAGGAAAATAGCTTATGAAAAACTTGATAGTACGACATATCAAAATGACGGAAATGAAGATATTGTGTGGAATGTGGGTAGCGAAGTTGGAGGAGAAGGTCACTTTTATCGGTATAACGATTCGTACTAATCGTATTATTGCGAGTGATTATGTGTTGACAAGCTCTTTAGTTGTCCCTACAATCAATGACGAAACGGGGTATGTTAGTGATTATCCTGTAAATAAAGCAGATGTACTTTCTGCTGTTCAAAATCAATATAAATGTTTTCTTGGAGAGAAGTGAAATGACTAAACGTGTAGCATGGTTTACGGGCAAAGCATCTAGTGGTGCAGTGACACCATATAAGGTGTACAATGTGTTTAATGAAGATGGTGACTCTTTTAACCTGAAAGACGATACAGACGATACAAGATTTTGCTGTAAGCAGGGTTGCGCCAATATTTGTTACGGTGATTGGGTGTTTGCTGATGTTGTTGAGGAGACTGAAAAGCAAGAGATTCTTGAAGAAGATGTTGTCACTACAAAACAACCTAAATGGAGCGAGTGGATTAAGAACACAACAGGTAAATGTCCAGATGGTTTAAAACGTAAGCAGAAGATTAAACTCAAGTGGAGTGATGGTGATAAGTTTGTTATTGATAACCCACATGATGCGGCTTGGTATTTTAGTCAAGGAGCTTACCCTGTTGATATTACACATTACAAGGTTAAGCTTAAAGATATATCAAAAGATACCTCTACAAGTGCTTCTAAAGCCAAACAGGACACAGATTGGCAAGATAATGTGCTAGGTGTATGTCCAGTGCCATCAAATAAAGTAGTAGAAGCTAAACTACAGTGCGGAGAAATCCTTAAATGGGAGGCAAATTGTTTTAATTGGGGTGAGACACCAATGAAAGGTAGAAAGATTGTCAAGTGGCGGTTAGCTGATTAGTGTTAGTGTGTTAATATAGCGAGGACAGTGAATAGCTGTCCTTTCCTTTTAATTAAAAATTTTATTAAACAAGTAGTGCCAATAATGGCAAGCGAGTAAAACGTGGCTTATCAAAAGGGTAAAGAGATGACAGAAGCAAAAACAGAGTTTAAGAAAGAAACACTGAAAGATGTAGCAGGATATAAGATTCTTGCTGTGCCTGAACGTGGGTTACTGAAAGAAGATGCAGAGTATTATGGCATCCGTTCCAGCGTGAGTCAGGAAGATGGGCAGACTATTACAGCGACATACTTCCCTCATTACAATAAGGAAGGTACTCTTACAGGCTATCAAAAAAGGGATTGGACAAAACAAAAAGACGATGACTATCACTTTACTGCTGTTGGTAATGTTAAGGTTAGTGGTAAGCTATTTGGTCAGAATACTATCACTCGTAGCAAACCTAAAGCTTTGTATATTGCTGAGAGTCCAGAAGAGGCTGTAGCCATTCGTCGTAGTATTCTTGATTCTGTAAAAGGTACAGAGTGGGAGGGTAAGATTCAACCTGCCGTTGTTGGCTTGATGAACGGAACAGCTAATGCCCAAGAAGCAGTAGCACACAACGAAGATTTTGTTCGTAAAGCTGTAGAAGTTGTTCTCTGTCTTAATAACGACCACGCTACCACTAAAGAGTCAATGAAAGGGATTAAGAAGGGTAAAGAGGCTACAGAGGATATTGCAGCATTTCTTTTATCTGACAACATCTCTACCGTTGAGTTACCAGCAGGAATAGATGATTTTAGAAAAGCATACAAAGAGGGCTTCGGGATAATGATGGGTAAGCGTTTAGCGTTTGAACGTAAACCTTACAGTCCTGAAAAGATTGTTAGTGGTGATAGTGTGTCACTTGAGGATTTGATTAAGCCGTTAGCAGAGGGCGTTCGTATCTCAAGATTCCCATTGTTAATGGAGAAGCTACACGGTTTCCGCCATGAACCTACAGGTGAGATTACAATGTATGCCGCCTTTTCTGGTGTGGGTAAATCGACCGTGTGCAGAGAAGTGAGTTGGGAAATTATCCGACAAACACAACTATCTGTTGGGTTTATCTTCTTAGAAGAAACACATACTAAGACTCAGCAAGCCCTTATTGCTTTAGAGCTTGGTGTACCCCTGAACAAGTTCCGTAAAGACCCGTTACAGTGCGCCACCATTGAGCAAATTGATGAAGCAAGAAAGAACGTGTTAAGTAATGGAAGAACATATTTCTTAAACCACTTTGGTAGTATGAATGCAGAGAAGCTAATGAACCATATTAAGTACCTGCACTTTATTTGTGGCTGTAGCCATATCGTGCTAGACCATATTTCGATGGTCGTAAGCGGGGCAGAGAGTAATAATGAACGGAAGGATATTGACATTATTATGTCAGAGTTAGCATCCTTCGTGAGTGCTAATCCTTGTCACATCCATGTGATTAGCCACCTTAAACGGGTAGAAGACCCTAATTTGTTTAAGAAGAAAAAAGAGGATGAAGTAGCAGAACCATATTGGCGTGAACTTAATATGCAGTGGTTACGAGGAAGTGGAGGATTAGAGCAAATGTCTTTCAATATTGTGTTAGTAGAGAATGAAGTAATGCCTGACGGAACACGAGGCCGTGTGCGGTTAAAGATAGGTAAGAATCGTGAGTGGTCAGACTTAGGGGTGTGTGATGTTCTCAAACAAAAAGAGGACGGCAGATTACATGATGCAAGCGATAATTTGGAGTTTTAAATGGGTAAATTAGTGCGGGGAATAGGGGATAAAGGTAAAGACTACTCAGCAAGAAAAGGCAGCATTTTGTTACAGGAGTACAAGATTTGGGCAAACGTGCTTACCCGATGCGTACCGAAATTTTGGGTTAGGCATCCATCTTATAAAGGTGCTTCCTGCTCTGAAAACTTTAAAAGTTACAGCTACTTCTACGAGTGGTGTCAATCCCAAATTGGTTTTAAGAGTAAAGACGAGGCAAACAGAAGTTGGCATCTTGATAAAGATTTGCTTGTAAAAGGTAATAAGTTTTATTCAGAATACACTTGTGTATTTATACCTCACAGGTTAAATATGCTGCTCACTAAACGTGATTTGGGGAGGGGTAAATGCCCTGTAGGTGTCTGCAAGCAGAAAAACATAGATAAATTTATGGCTTCGTGTAATGATGGTAATAGTCGAAAATACTTGGGGAGTTACAACACAATGAATGAAGCTTTCCGCGCTTACAAAAAATTCAAGGAAGCTTTAATAAAAGAGGTCGCTAATGAATATAAAGACAAACTTGACCCAAGAGCCTATCAAGCTTTACTTAACTATACAGTTGAAATTACCGATTGATAGACATATTACAAGGAAGTAATATCACAACACTGAAACATTAACAAACAGAGAGGTATATATGAAGAACTTTAAACGCTTTCCTTCCATTGAACAATTCCGTTCAGTTATTAAACAAGTGAAAGATACAAGTAGTTATGTAGGGCAAGATGAAGAAGGTAAACCAATCTTCGATTACACGCGACGATTACCAACAATTACATTCACAGGTACAGTAAAGCTACACGGCACAAATGCAGCTATCGGCTATAGCAAGAAAGATGGGTTATGGTGTCAAAGCCGTGAACGTATCTTATCAATTGAAAAAGATAATGCTGGCTTTGCATTTTGGGTGGAAAGTAACAAAGAGTATTGGATAGATATTTTTGGTTCTCTAGTTTCACCTCCTTTTGATTACGACACAGTTATGGTATATGGTGAGTGGGCTGGGGGTAATATTCAGAAGGGTGTTGGACTGTCTGAAACCAATAAAGCATTCTACCCTTTCTATTTAGAATATACAATAAAGGGAGAGGTTGTTAAAAAAGTTACTACTCCGCTTGTAGACACACAAGACAATTGGCTGTACAAGGAAGATATAGGCGTTTATGCCATTACAACCTTTGAAACACACTTAATAGACATTGATTTCAACTGTCCAGAGCTAGTACAAAACAAACTAGCAGAAATTACAGAAGCAGTAGAGAATGAATGTCCTGTAGCTAAATACTTTGGCGTTAGTGGCATTGGCGAAGGGGTTGTGTGGACAGCAGAGTGGAATAACCAAGTGTTACGCTTCAAAGTGAAAGGTGAGAAACATTCGTCTAGTAAGGTTAAAACATTGACATCTGTTGATGTTGAAAAGGTTGGTAGTGCTGTTGAGTTTGCTGATAGTGTTGTGACAGATAGCCGATTTAACCAAGCTATTGAGAATGTTTTTAATAGTGAAAGTGTAGATATTAAAAAGTTAGGCGAGGTTATTAAGTGGGTGATGAATGATGTGCTGAAAGAGGAGGTTGATACAATGGTAGCTAATGACTTAGAGCCGAAAGATGTTGGTAAGTATATCAGTCAGAAAGTGAAAGAGAAGTTCTTTGCTTTGAGTGTATAAAGGTAGGTTGTAAATCTAAGAAGGAAGTGATAAGCTTCCTTTTTGTTTAGTTGAGAGAGAGAAAAAATGACAGCTTATGTAATTGACATAGAAACAAATAATCTGTTATCTAAAATGTTGGACTACACATCTATACCGTATAAGCTGAACAAGGATGCTCGCTTGTGGTGTATTGTAGTTAGGAATGTAGATACAAACGAGGTTAAGCACTCATCCCTAACCAAGTGTACAAAGCAATGGTTACAGGAGGCACTACACGATTGCACAATATTGATAACACAAAATGGTGTTAAATTCGACCAAGTGGCTCTTAAACTGTTTGGGTTATTAGATTATACAATTGGCTACCCTGCTGATAATGAACGCCCTGCTACGCCTTCCACGTTGTTTGGAAAGCCTGTAGAGATTGTGGATGTACTTTTATGGAGTCGCCTATTTTTTCCAGATAGATTTGGAGGCCACAGCTTAAAAGCTTGGGGAGAACGCTTAGGACAATACAAAGGTGATTACCATGACTTCGACAACTACTCCCAAGAGATGCTTGATTACTGTATTCAAGATACGTTGGTTACAGCTTTAGTGTACAAGAAATTATTAGAAGATTGGAATAGCCACGACTGGTCTAAAGCTTACGCAATGGAGCTTAAACTTGCTGACCTAGCAATCAGACGGGAAACATTTGGGCTCAAGTTTGATAAGGAATTAGCATTATCAAATCTTGCAGAACTTGAAGTTATTATGACTGATTTAACCAATAAGGTTAATCCTTTGTTACCCCCTAAACCACTAAATAAAGGACAACAAGATTATTACACACCACCAAAAATTCAGTTCAAAAAGAACGGTGATGTTAGTTCACACATGAATAATTTTGCAGCAAAGATTGGTGCAGAAATTAAAGAGAGAGTGCTACACTATAATGGTAAAGTGTTTGAATTACCTTGCACTACGCCTGTTGCCGATAGTGTTGTAGCAACAATTGATGATATGGATTGGCTGAAACAACATTTGCTTAATCTTGGTTGGACACCTACAGAGTGGAAAGAAAGGGACTTAACTAAGGACAGCAAGAAACAACCTCTTAGTGCAGAGAAGCGTATTGAGGCATTAGACAGATGGTGGGCTGAAACAACAGGTGGTAAGTACACCAAGCAGCGATTCTATGAACTTGATATGCCACCAACATTAAAAACTTATGAAAAACTGAAAGAGAAGTTAAACGATAAGTGGCCTGTTCGTGTTCCAACTTCCCCTTGTGTTCGTGTTGGTGTTGAGAAGAACATTTGTCCTAATCTGATTAAGATGGGGAGTAAGGTTGATTTTGCTAAAGACTTTGCACACTACTTAACGTACAAGCATCGACGAAACAGTATTGCAGGCGGCATTGACGAGGACTTTGATTTAGACGAGGAAGCTCCGCCAACAGGGTATCTGTCAATGCTAAGGGAAGATGGCCGTGTTAGCACACCAGCTATTGAGATTGGTGCGAGTACGAATCGCTATAAACATATTTCCATTTGTAACATTCCAAGAGCAACATCGCTGTTTGGTGAGAAGATGAGAGCGATGTTCGGTTGTGGTGATGGTGGCTATCAATTAGGGTTTGACTTTGCATCGCTAGAGAATGTTATTCAAGGACACCACATTCTACCTTACGATGGAGAGGAGTTGGCTAAACAATTAGTTGCTGAGAAGCCGAACGACCTTCATAGCGTCAATGCCAAGAAGTTAGGAATATCAAGGGGCGATGCTAAAAGTATTACCTATGCTTTGCTTTACGGCTGCTCTGCTAACAAGTTAAAGAAAATGCTTAACATTACAGATGCACAAGCTAAGTTGCTGTATGAGCAGTTTTGGGATGCTGTGTTACCCCTTAAACTGTTGAAGGAAAGATTAACAGCTTCTTGGCAAGCTAATGGTAAGAAGTTTATTGTAGCTATTGATGGTAGAAAGTTGTTTGTTCGTAGTCAGCATAGTATTTTGAATATGTTGTTTCAAGGGAATGGTGTATTGTGTGCTAAGTGGGTTACGGTGCTGATGTTTAGAAACCTAGAGGAAGTTGGTTTACGTTGTAATCCTTTTGACAGTGAGATTGATATAGTAAGTATGATTGAGTACCATGATGAGGTACAACTGTATGTTAGGAAAAACCTTATTAAGTTTAATGTGTTTGACAACGAAGACGATGCAAATAAAAAGAAGCAACAATGTAAACAAAGTAGCGCGGTAGCCCACAGTAAGAAGTATTATTTCTGTGAAAACAATTTAGTTACCACAGAAATATACAAAGCTATTGCTACAATGAGATGGTTGCTTGGTCTGAGAACAAACTTAGGTATTGAGTGGAGTGTTGGGAGAAATTGGTTAGAAACACATTGAATACGTTGACACTATAGTCTTTTTGTGGGAAAATTAGATTAACAACAGAAAAGTGGAGGGTGGAAAGTGAGTAGTTTAGTGTACGGTATTGGGGATAATACTGGTAAATACCCTGCAATGACGCAAGGCAAAAGATGTAAAGAATACCTGTGTTGGAAAGCGATGCTTTACCGATGCACAAAAGAGTATTGGGGAAAATTCCCAACATACGAGGGAACAACTTGTTCTGAAAACTTTAAAAATTACTCTTTCTTCTATGAGTGGTATAAAGAACAACGTAACTCTACGAACACTGAGGAAAACGGAAGAAAGTGGCATTTAGATAAAGACTTGCTAACTAATGGAGGTAAACACTACTCAGAACACACTTGTGTTTTTGTTCCTCATAGGATAAATACCTTAATGGTTAAGTGTAACGCATCTAGAGGAGACCTTCCTATAGGAGTGTGCTTTAACAAACAACGTAAAAATTATAAAGCCCAATGTAATGTTGCAGGAAAGTTAAAATACTTGGGTGTGTTTTCTAGTAAAGAAAAAGCGTTCCAAGCTTACAAAACTTTTAAGGAGTCCTTAATTAAACAGGTTGCTAACGAGTATAAAGAACAGTTAGATTATCGCGCTTACGAAGCTTTGATGGAGTATGAGGTAAATATAACAGATTAAGTATTAAAAACATTTGACAAAGGTATTATTTTAACAGATAATACCTAAACACAAACAAAAGCAGAGAGATGATATGGCAACTTTAGATATTCGTACAAGTATTGTCAGTAATTACGATTCAATAAGATTTTCTGATAATGCTAACGGGGCAATGGAAATCGTCTTATTTAAAGACAGAGACTTTAAGGATGTTCTTCTTTTAGATGAGAACAAAGACCCAAACCCATTCGTTGCTATTAATGATATTGACAACTTAATATTAGCTTTACAGAAAGCTAAAGAGCTTTGGAGCTAGTGATGAACTTACGTTATCTATTATGGCAAGCAGCAATTGAGAAGTATTGCGGAAGTTTAGATGAAAAACTTGTAGACTTCTTTACCGACCACATCATTGATAAGTGGGAGTTCTTTAGCCTTGACATCAGATTAGCTATCCAACAACACGTTGAATACGTTTTTGATTTAGACAGAGTAGACAGGCACTATGACAACACCATTAAAGCTCTTGGCGCAGATGCCACTAAAGCTTTATGGGAAAAGGTGAGAGGGTTGTGGGAAGTTAAACCTGACGCTGTCTTTATTGATATTGACAAAGGTATTAATTACACAGTGATAGCTGTACCAGAGAGTAATAAACATTCGGTGCTATACAAAGATGATAAAGGTGTTGTAACCACTAAAATTATTAAGGATTTTCTTTATCGGTATGCTAAAGCAGATTAAAATATTAAATTAAATGTTTGACATAGCTTTAAAGTATGTTAGACTATATAAATGCAGAGGTTAGATGTCTGGCCTTTGCCCATCGGCAACAATGCCATAACAACGAGGAAATTGACAATGACAACAGAGATTCTAAACAACGTAACATTTTTCTACACCTGCATTCAGACACCTACTAAAAAGTTTGAATCAGAGTTGACAGAATGGAAAACCAGTGCTGTTGTAGACAAAAAGTCAGCAAAAGAGTGGAATAAGAAGTTTAAGAAGCAACCTGCTAAGGAGCTAGACAACGCAGAGTTTGTTGAGAAGTATAAAACTGATGTGCCGTTCCCTGAGCAGGACGAGCAGTACATTATTAAGTTGTCGCAAAATACACACAACGCAGATGGCAAGGAGATGTATCAACCGAGAGTGTATCAAGATATTGGTAATAACAATGTCGTAGATATTACGAACAAAAAGTTGGTAGGTAATGGCAGTAAAGGGAAAGCTGCTTATGGCGTAGTGGAGAATAAGTTTGGTACATTTGCTAAGTTAAATAGTATTTGTATTTTTGACTTAGTTGAGTATGGTGGGAACGCAAACCCTTTCGGTAATGTTGTCGAAGATGAAAACGATGCAGCACAACGGGAAGCGTATAAGCCCGACAATGCTAAGGCAGCTAAGGGGAAGGTTAAAGACGCACCTAAGCCTTTAGCAGATGACTTAGACGACTCTGACGATGGTTCTGAGTTGCCATTTTAGTTTAATTTTTAATTAAATACATACGGGCTGCTAACAACAGCCCAACCTTACAAAGAGAATAAAATGAAAGATGAAACAGGCACACCTGTCTATGAGGGTGTTACATTTAAAACTAATGCTTCGAAACCCGATGCACCTAAAAAGGCTTCAACACCAAGCTTATTTTTAGTTGGTTGTTTATGCTACATTATGTTAGTATTATTCCCAATTCATTTTGGGTTCGGTATTCCAGTGAAGGATTTTGAGTGGGTAGTGTTGCCTACATTATTCTTTGGTTGGTTAATTGTCATAGGTGGGAGAAAGTGATGGACGAGTTTTTAGAAGCTTTAAGCAAGCAGTTTGATGACGCTACTATTCAAAAAGCGCAAGAATTATTAGATGATGTGTTGGATATTGTTAATCAGAATGGTGAAGCAGGCTTTATTGCTGGCAATTTATATTATCAGCTAATGAGCGACGAACTTCAAAAGTTTGTAGATGAGAATAACCTAACAGACGAGGGTAATGTTAATGAGTAACGCATTTTGCATAAACCGTGATGAAAGATTTCTTATACTAAAAAAGTGTACAGGTATGAGAGATTTTGATGGCAAAGTGATATGGAACTTGCTGCATAAACACTTGAATGCACACAAAGAATATTCTCGGTTGTTTGACCACCTTAGAGTGTTAAAAGACACGAGCGGAAGGGTGGTAGTTATAAGCGAACCTTATGATGGTGCTATAGAAGGAAAAGACTTAACCGCTTTGGATAGGTTGGGTTATGATTTTGTACAAGCTGACTTTGGAATTGGCATTCATAATCCACCAGACTGTCCATTATTCTTGATGACAAGAAAGAAATCTCCAGCAGATTTAGCAGGTCTTTTGTTGATTGTTAATAAGTTAAAGTACAATAAAGAGTTTATAAAGGCGCATAACAACCATGAATGATTTTGTAACAGACGTACAAGCTAAAGTAGTTGGTAGACCTAGTAGTATAGCGAAGGATAAATCGGCATTAGAGTCTATTCTAAAGAACACTGAAACACGAAAAGTATTCAAAGAGAGTGTAGACAACTTAGTTCACCATAAACGCGCAATGCTTAATGAGGCGGAAATGTACCGCGATGATGTTGGTGCTGTCAGTGAGAAGTTTAGCTTGTCAAAGAAGAAACTAAACGCTATTGTTGGCGCGTTAGCTAAGGACAAAGAAGGTGAATTAGCTGAGGATAGCGAAGGTTTGGCTGAGTTGTTGCAAGAGGTATTTTTGTAGAGATAGGTATTTTTGACGTAGAGTTAGAAAGCGGTTGACGATTAACGACAATGTGCAGGAGATGAATGATGACTAAAAAAGAAAAACAAGCTGAAGCCCAAGTGGTTTTAGATGAGATTAAAAAAACAGCGACGATAGAACCATTTAACAGTGGTTTTATAGTCAAGGGTGAAATACCTAGTAATTTAATGCACAGATTTTTCTCTGTTGACAGAGAAATACTAGATTTGTTAAGTAGCGTATAACTACTGCGTAAGGCGTGGCAACCCCACGCTGCCGCAAACAATAACACAGGAGTAAGTGAAAATGAAAGGTACACAATTAGTGGCTGGGTTGGCATCGCACTTGACG